TAGAAAAACTTGGATTAGTTCCACTTACTGTGTAATTTAAACGCCAATGTTGATCTGTAATTGCACCTGCAACACTTTGAAAATCTGAACCTACAGCTGTTATACCTGTAAATGTAATTCTATCTGTTGGACTTGTAAAACTTGCGTTGTCATCTGATTGTAGTTTAAAAGTTATTGTTGGTGTTGATGTACCACTAACACCGTAACAATGAATAGCGACAAAACATTTTTCTGTTGCACCAACTGCACCTAACTGTACACCGGGTGAATTACCAGTAGCAGTTATTGCTTCGTCTATCTGTACTTTGCCCTGTACAACCACATCACTTGATTGTGATTTAGAAATACTAAATGGTGCTATTTCGCCAACTGCACCAAATATATTGTATTCAAATAATCTTGACTTCATAAAATATGCAGTATTGCCTACACCTGCGTCTGGAACTGTTGTTACTATCAACTCATTACCAACATTTGCACCTAATAAACCGTCTGGTTTATCTGTACCAGCTTCATAAAATCCGTCCATTTGTAATGTGCTATCTTTTATACCACCAAGTTTTGATCTAAAACCACCACTATTTATTGTTGTAGCGTCTAGTTCTTCAGCGTTAATTTCTAGATTTACACTTGTAATATGACTTGATAAGTCAAACCCACCACTAAATACTTTACCGTCATTAAATACAAATTTAGCCATTTACTTCTTCCCACGCTTCGTTAATATCTGGTGTGCTTTTGTCATCTTTTATAAACGTGCCGTCTTTCTTTCTAGCACGTCTTTTTTTAATAGTAGTGGCTTCTATATGTCCACCTTTTATTAATGACTTAGCTACATTTTCATCATCTATTGTAATGGTGTCCCCTTTTACTTTACCCATTACTTTTTTATTACCAATAATTTTATATTTAGCCATTATTGACCACCTTTACAACTATCTGGACACGACATACAACAATCCATTAACTACTTCCTTTCGTATAAACTTCTATGGTCATATTTGCACCTACTCCGTCAATTCCGTTTAAATTTACATCAGCAGCGTAATTTGTCATATCTACTACTCTTGCGTCTGTATCAGATAAACCTAATGTTCTATTATTAAATATAACTTGTCTTATGCTTGATGAACCACTACCTGTAATAAAAGCGTCTAATTTATCTTGTGCTGTTCTACTATCTGCACGTTGTACTGCTACTAACATATCAAATGTATATAGATCAGTACCCCTTTGCATAGCTAAATCAAATTCTATTTCTGTTGGTATAAAAATTGCAACCGGGAAATTTATTGCATTATCTGGTACTGTGTCATAACAACGAAGTCCACTTATGTTACTAACAGTAGTTTTTAGTCCGTCCCTTATTTGTGCTAGTGTAGCCATTAAACAACGCCTAAAACTGTGCCTTTACGAAATGGTGCTATTAACCGTGTTATTTCTCTGTTTTGTTGAATATTTACTACGCCAAAATCACCAACACCTGCAACACCAAGTGGTGCGTTTCGCATAGCAAATAGTTCACTAGCTAACATCAATGTAGCTTGTCTAATCTGTTCTGGAACACTTGCATAACCCCATTTTGCAGTTATTTCTGCACGTGGTCTGTTACTTGAAAAATCTAGTGGCCATTCGTGATTACCGTCTGAAATAAGTTCTACTATGTAAAATGGATTGCCACGAATACCACCTACAACACCATTTATTGGTAATAATTGAAATTCAGTAGATGATACAGTTGTTTCATAAGTTCCGTCATCATCATCATCATATTTTACAATTAGTCCAGTAGTTGTTGAAATATCATCTACACGAAGTCTATAAAGATCATTTGTAAAAAATTTACGTGCAGAAGCTGAACCGTCTGCAAAAAATTGTCTGCCACAAAATGCGTCTATTTGACGACTAGCAGCATTAACTGCGTCATCAATTATATCATCATCTTGGCTATCACTTGTTGGAATACCAACAAACGCCTTTAGCTGATTTTGTGTACAGTAGCCATTAGTAATTGCCATAAAATATTACTTCCTTTTTTTACGGCTTTTACCTTTGCCACCTTTCATTTTCTTTTTTCCGTAACCAATTCCTTTGGGCATAGTTACTTCTTTTTCTCTACTTTTTTTTCAGCTTTAGGTTTTGCAGTTTTTGTTTCAACTGATCCACCAGCTTTTTTAATTGCGTCTTTAACTTCTTTAGCACGTTTTGCCTTTCCATAAAGTTCATAACTTTTAAGTTCTTCTTTAAGTGCTTTTATTAATTCTTTGTCTTTTGCCATAATTCTTTCCTAAATGGTTTGGTGTGTTGGTTGCCCAGCACACCAAAACCATAATTAAATTAGAAACTAGGTGTAATTAAACCTGTTCCCTGTATTTTTGTAATTCCTGTTGGATATCTTCCAGAAGCAAAAGCAACATATCCATAAACAACCATTTTAGTTGTTAATGATCCTGCGTTTGTTTCTTCAAATTTCAACTGGAATAAATTATCTTCAAATAAGATATGGTCATCAGCTTTTACTACATAGATTTGGTCTTGGTCGTTACCACCACCGTCTGTTGTAGTTACGTTTGCGTCTGTAATAACTGGAAGTCCTAATAGGTTTCCAACTACATTACCGTATGCAGCTGCGTCCCCAACGCCCATAGCGTTGTCTGGGTTATTTCCTGCTGGAAGTACTAACGGTCTTGAATTTCCGTCTACTCCTGCTGTAAAGAAACCCCAACGTCTTGGGTGCATAATTATTGCTTGTGCTGGTGCAAATCTGTTAGCATTTACTTTTTGAACTGCGTCTGCAAGTTTTGGAAATGCCTCACCAACTGTTGGTGTAGCGTCTGTGTAGGTAACTGTATTGATACCAGATACGTTTCTAATACCTAATGGTTGTCCAGAAGAACCAGAACCGTCAATCATTAACTGATCTAACTTACCAAAGTAAGCTGCTACCAAGTCTTGGAAAATAATGTTTTCCATTGAGAAACCCGGTTGTCCACCACGTTCAAGTGCTTGTCTTGAAACGTCTTGCTGACCTGCAATAGTATCAACATTAACTGTTAATAAGGTGTCGTCCATATTGGTTTCTTGAACAGCTGAATTTTGACTAGCTTGTTCTGCTGCTTCTGATCCAGTTGTTATTCTTGATATTTCTATTTTATTACCGTATGCTGGTAAGTCCTTTTTAGGAACTGCATTATAAAATGCAGAACCTGCTCTTGCGATTGGTGCGTACTCATCTACTAAGTATTGTGGTACAACTAATCCTGTAAAAGCACCTGTTCCAACATCTCTAGCTTCGTGGTCTTGGTGCTTGTTAAGTCTTTCTTGTGCTTTATAGTCGCCCTGACGTGAACTCCAAGCGTCTGCAATAAAAGAGTGGTCGCCACCCTTTCTATACATATCTGGTTCGTTCACTTCTACAACAGCTTCACTATCGCCTAAGTCTTTGTCCTCAACACCAAGTTCATTTCTGCTTTCTTTAACTGCTTTCAAAGTTTCAGCAGCTTCTCTTGCTTCTTCAATTTTCTCGTTCATATCTTTGATTTCAGCGTGTAGTTCGTTTGATCTAGTAAATTTACTATCAAATTCTTCACCAGCTTCCATTTCATCAAGTTCAGCAACAAGACCGTCAAGTTCAGCTACTTTAGCTTCTCTAGCTTCAATTAATTTTTTCAATTTAATTTCCTTGTATGTTATTTCTTATACTTCTGCGTAGAGTGTGGTAAAAGTGTGATACACGCCCACGGCTATACGTCTTGATTACGAATACCGTCCATTTCAAGTTTTAATTTAAGTAAATCAACTTTTGGATTGCTTCGTTTTTTATCAACGTCATTACTATCAGCAACTTGGTTAATAAAACTTTCTAAAATCTCTGTGGCTTGTTCACCACTTCTTGCTTCAACTAATTCTTTATGCAAGTTTTCTATATCTACACCACGAAGTTTTGCACCTGCCCACGGATTAGCTGGATAAGTAACAACCGAAACATCAAACAATCTTGCTTCGTTAACTTCTCTATTTTCGCCACCACTATCAAAATTATCTTTTATTGCTGCAAACGCAAAAGACATTTCGTTTAAATCACCACGTTTCATAGCACTTGAAACTTCTGCAACTGTTGGATTGCTTGGATCAAGTTCGGCTCGTACAAATAAACCATAATCATCTTCTTCAAGTTGTAATGTACCAGACGAAGTTCTTGCCAATGGTATGCCGTCGTGGTTAACTAAAAATCTTACGTCATCTTGTTCTTTTAATGTTTTCTTAAATGCACCGGGTTTTATTGTTTCATTGTATTGTCCACGGCTATCCCTTACGCCATAAGGTTTGTCAAATACAGAAGCATAACCAGTAAATAATAATGTGTTATTGTCATTACCATTACGTTCTTCTACTGCACTAAATGTAAAACTTCTATTTTCAGTTTGTCTATCCATTTCTTTAAGAATAGTGTTGCGTTTTTGTGTATCTAGTGTTTGTGATATAGCAACTGGTCTATCAAACACGTCTATATGTTGTGTACTCATTTTTTCTTCCTTTTTACTGTATCGTGGGTGTTCCGTTGGTAGTAAATCATTATCTGATCTGTACTTAGGATTTTGTGGTCTGTCGTTTTTAAGTAAATAACTAAATGCACGAAGTCTTGCAAGTCCCCACGCTTGACGACTTACACCCGGTCTATGACTTGTTGAATATGCACCAAACCCACGTCTTACAACTGCTTTTGCAGTTCCCATACGTAATCTACGCCAACTTGCCATACCCTCTACTTCTTCATTATGTTTTTCAATTCTTCCTCTTATAGCTTTTTCTGTGCTTTCACTAAAGTCTATGCCACCAGACTTACCACTTGCAGAACCTTTTGGATTTTTCTTACTTCCTT